ATTGCAAATCATATTTGAAATCATTGTTGTAGTCCATTTGGAAGTATTAACCCCTGTTTGTTATTGACTGGCGCACTATCGACTAAATCTGCAATAGAAGTTTCTAGAACATGTTTTAGAATCTGTCCTGCTATTATACCAAATTTTTCATCTTTGTCAAGCTCTTCTAGCGTATTTTTTTCATTTGGGACTAATGCAACGTATTCAAAGTCGATTTTTGCATCAGCTGGGTCTTGTCGGGTCACAATCTTAGATTCTTTACCTGACACTTTCCCAAATCTAAAAATAACCCCCTCATATTCACCAGTATTAAGTTTGAATGCGAAAAACTCTTCACTATCAGACTCCATTATAGTAAAATCACTATCCTTAATCATCTGTACTCTCCAACAAAGTTTCCAAAACTTCCGCATCTGGCATAATATCACCACTACTAATCGCATAACGGTCTGCAATATAATTAACAAATGTTTCTGACTGCAAAATTGGTAACCATACTTCAGAAGTATTCAATTGTTTTGCGCGGTACTTCTTATCTAACACCTCACCAGTTTTCAAATCTACCTTCTGATACCATGCACCTGACTGAGATAAACACCCAGCATCCAATGCCATGTCCAATAAACCAGACCATTTGTCGATACCACCCTCAAACTTGACCGTAACAGGAATTTTGGACTTCTCTTTAATATAGCGCGACTTCTCCACATTAATAATAAAGTTATATCCAGCAATCTCAGTACCTTCTTTTTCTTGTTGGCGACCAATAATCCAGATGTTATCTGCACTGTAATACATACCAGTTCCACCAGCAACGACTTTAGTCGGAAACAGACCCTGTGAGTCATATGTGTGATTGATTGCAATCATAGGGATATCTGACATGTTCAACGTGGGCGTAATCATACGGAAAACCGATTTAAATTGTTTTGCCCTTGTCATATCAGCAGTACCTTTGCCGGCCTCTGCGTCATCAATTTCTTTCTTCGACGCAAGATTACCAACAGAATCCACCATAATGAATAACTTGTCTTCTGTGGTGACATCCTTTAACTGTTGCACGATGTCAAATTTAAACTCTTCCAAATTTGTAATCGGAGTATGTACCACTCTTGACGTATCGATACCAAATGTATCAAAGTACCCTTGCGGAGTTCCAAATTCTGAGTCATAAAATAACGCAATACCTTCTGGGTATTTGTCTAGATATGATTTCATCATCAATAGTCCAAACGCAGTCTTAAAATGTTTGGATGGCCCAGCAATCATCGTAAGACCAGATATAAACCCACCTGTGGGGGATGCACTGAATGCGATATTTACTGCTGGGATTGCAGTGGGGATTTGTTCCTTTTTTCCCAAGTATTGAGAGTCTGCAAGGATATTAACCCTGTCTTTCAAACTACTGTTTTTCTTTAATTTGTCTGCTAAATTCATGTTTTTTCTCCTTAGAAAAATTGGTCTAATGTAAATTGTTTTTCCGTATGCCAATTAATAGTATCAGTGATAGTTTTAATTGGTTCCAGATATGCTTTGTCGAATTGTAATTCTCTGTCAATGTATTTGTCCAAACCAAACGCAGTCGGAAGGTTTGTCGAAATAGCAATTGCATTGTTTTGAATTGGGTTGGGTTCCTTTAAGTAACAAAATTTAATTTTGTCAGAGTTCTTTATCAATGGGTATTGCATCCCCAAGTTATGTTCTTTAACTAGTTTATTATAGAATAAGACTCCCTTAACGTGTATTGGCGTACCTTTCTTGTATACATGCATAGAATCGTGATACTTGGTCAATCCATTCACACATCTGGGGAATGATATGGTCTCGACATCGTAAGTATTAAACTCCTTGCGAAAGTTTGCAACAAACTCAATTAAGTCATCGTTTGTTTTGTTCATGATAATTTTGAGGGTTTCTTTAATCTTCTCCCTGCACACGGCAGGAGTAGATGAGCGAACTGCCTCCAAACCCATAATCTTTAATTGTGGACTCGCATAACGAACACCCTCGTTATCATGTACGTTTAAAATGTATCTTTTCTTTGCAGTCCAGATACCTTTTGATGCGATAACTTCTCTCGCCATTTGCATCTTCTGTTCATATGCATTCATTTTATCAGCAAGTTCTTGATAACAAGAATTGATAAATGGTTCAAACTTGTCGTTTGCAATCTTGTCCAAATAATCTACAATCGACTTGTCATCTTTACCTTTGAAGAAACGGTTTACAAAATCACCAAGTCCAACATAGATAGAGTCTGTATCGGATGCGATTACATAATTCTGCGGTTTCTCATTCTTCAGAAGACCATTCAAATACGCATTCATCTTCTCTTCAATCCATCGAATCGACAATTGACCAGATAGTGTAATTGATTCTGCCTGTCGGATATCGAAGTATCTAAAGTATTGGTTGCCCAACGCACCATAACAAGAGTTTAACAGAATCTTTGCAGCCATCTGTTTGTTGTTTAATGCAGATATTTGTTTCTCTTGTAGTTTTGCGTCACCATCACCGTTCTCTTTCAGTTGTTTTATACGCAACATTTCTTTCTTGTAGACGGTACGACTGTCATACATATTTTGCATCAACTTGGGCAAAAAACCCTTCTTCTCCTTACTGAATAGCATACCACTTGGACACAATGCGGCATTCATACTAATCGCATCAGAGGTATCAGTCTTTCCCTCCAAAAGAGAATCAACACTAGTCTGGATATATTGTCCCTCAATTAATGTCTCTGGACTAATATTGTACTGCATAATCAAGTGAGGGTACAGACTGTTCAAGTCGAATGATACAACCCAATCATGTTCTCCTACATCTGGTTCCTTCACATATGCACCGGCAAATGAATCTGCCTTTTGACCGCGACCAGTATTTGGGATTACTATATTATTGCGTTTGAGTTCTTCAAATATCAAGGCATCCCAAGTGCGAATTGGCGAGAACACATCATCAAAGTTAATCTTTGATTGATATGCAATCGTGATTAACAGTTCCATCAGTTTAAGTTTGTCTTCTAATTTATCCACCAACTCAACGTCTTTGATATTGTAGTCGATAAACTTCTGATAGTCCTGTTTATAGAACAAATGCATCTGTGCAAACTCAGAGTGGTCAATCTTTCTCTCTCCGAGTTCGACTTCTGCAATATGGTCTAGTCTATAGGTTTCTCTAGTGACGTATGTGAATTTGCGATACAAATCTAGATAATCGATTATTGCGAGACCAAGAATTTTAACTTGATTTTGCATCATCCCACGAATATTCTTCTGGACTTTATCGACAATTCTCCACGGAGACAATCTTACAGCCTCATCGTGACCTAGAAGTCTTTCAAGTCGATTAACAAGATAGGTCATATCGAATTGGTTTACGTTCCAACCAGTAACAATATCGATTTTGGAGTTTTCCCAGATATTTAAGAAACTGGTAAGAAGTGCAAGTTCATCTGTACATTTATAGTACTTAATTCGGTGGTCTTTTAGGTCGGGATTCGTGTGTTCCCAATCGCCAATACCAAGAACAACGTAAACACCATGCATCTTCATGGTGATGGCGTTAACACGTTCAAGTGCGTCTACAGGTTCTGGGAAACCGTTTTCACACTCCACTTCGATATCAATATTGCAAATATTTAACTTGTCTGGGTCGTATTCAATTTCACCAGAGAAGGTGTCTGATATAAAAGGATATGTAAACTGGGTGTTCCCATACACCTCAATACCTTCAATATCTTTATATCTTTTGACAAAGGCCCTCGCTGCGTAAATCCCATCCTGTTGGATTTTATCCACAGGGAGGCCGTGCAAGGTTTTGTATTTTGAATTTGGGTTTTTTGATTTGAGAAAAAGGTTAGGTTTATAATCAACTTTTCTCTCAACTCTTCTGCCGGAGTTATCTATTTCGCGTAAGTATACCTTACCGCCGATAGTAACAACATTTGTATAAAAGGACATAGACTACTCCACATAATATAAACATATTATAACACAACGACTCTTGTTTGTCAAGTTATAATTTCACAAATGCATGAGAATCTGTTGAAGAATTCGGGGTGACGGCATCTTTAAATGGCGTCTGAGAGACTGACGGCGGCAACACTAAACCATTACCAAATACTTTATTATACTCATTCAACAATTCGTTTACAGGTTCTACTATAAATGCACACATAGATTTCTGAATAACAAACCCATCCTTAATCTTCGAATACGGCATGAATGGTGCGAGACCAATTCTTGCAGTTGCTTGGGTGGGGTCTGCATAACTTGCCGCAATCTGGCAAACATTCAGTACCTTCCAAGAATCACCTTCATCTTTTAATTCTCCAATCAACTCTTCTCCAGTTGAAAGTCTAATTATTTTTACGTCTAACATCGACATCACATCACGTTATTTTATAAAGAGGATTGGAGATGCCCAACAATTTAGGCATCTCCGTACTCATATTTAGTCTTATCCCGCTGGTTCTTCTACTGGAACATCTCCAGTTGAAAGATTTTGTGCCGGAGCGCCAGATTCTGGTGCGGCCGACTGTTGAGGGGCAACTGCAAAAGTGTTAATGATGGTTCTCAAATTTTCTTCGGAACTGGACAACTGGTTTACCCACTTATCCATTGTATCGATGAAGTCCGAATGGTCTGAAATACCAACAGGATTCTCAAAATACACTTTTAGGTTTGCAATAGCCTCATCTCTTTCAAATTCATATTTGCGAATTAACGCTCGTAAAAAATGACTATTTGTGTAATTCATATTATTGTACTCTCTCTTGTGTAAGTTTCCACTTTTTTTCTTTTTTAATGTGTAAACCTAAAGCATCGTGAATCGCCCTAGATTCTGGTGTATCTCCGAGCCACTTAATTACTTTACGGCGTAGATATCTCCACTCCATGTTTATAATTTTTAAGTGCGCGCCAGGAATACTGTTTATGGTTTTGTTGTTGAAAAGACTTGACATAATTTCATCATTGGGCAATGCCAAATCAAAAGTTACATGTCCTGTCGCGACATCTCTACTGGTACGATATAAATTATTTGCATCATCTGTATCGTGTACAATGTCGTGAAGTAAGTCTACTGGGGTGGTTGGAGGAAGTTCTTCAAAATCTTCACTCTTTGCCATTTCTTCTTTGGTACTCATGTTTTCACTATCCATTCTCTTTCCTCTTGAATTTCTGCACGGCGGTCTTTGCAAAGTTTAGCAATGTCCATCAACAATTTTCTTGCGCGGATACCAGCAGATTTATTCTGTTTAGATATGAATTTTTCATTTTCAAATTTGTAAGCTTCTATCAACGAAATTAATTGCTCATGACTGTCCATTATTATCACCTTATATAATATAGGATGGGGGGAAACCCCCATCCCATGTCACTACTTTATCCCTTTAAAAACTTCGGTTTTTTGGATTTAAAATTTTCATCACCAATTTTAATGGTTCTGGGTTTTTTCTCATCCGGCAACTCCAGTTTAAGAGTAACTTCCAACACTCCGTTAACAATATCTGCACCCAAAACGATGAGGTCGGCTGAGAGGGTGAATTTTCTTACAAAGTCTCTAGCGGCAATACCTTTATGGACGTACTGAGTATCATCCTTAGCATTGGTATGCGTACCACTAATTGTAAGTGTTGATTCTACCAACTCGACATGCAATTCATCTTCAGAAAACCCTGCAACGGACAATTCAATCCGATAGTAGTCTTCATCTTTAATGATATTGTATGGCGGATAATTGTCTGACCGTTTACCTTCAGACGCGATAGAATCCAACTCCCTAAAGATTGATTCAAAGCCGATACTTCTCTTCAGAAATGGGTCAAATACTGCATTTGGAAGCAGTGGGGTTCTCATTGTAACTGTTGTATTTACCATTGTTTTTCTCCTTTTTTTAAGCAAGATAAATTTGCCCCGTTAGCGAGCGTATATACAAGGTTCGGATAAACCGCAACCCTGTATATTATTTAGTACACACGGCACCAAATGATTTACAGAAAATTATTTTTTTCTGCCTATGTTATATTTCGGCACCAGTTCCCATTGGTCTTTCTCTTTGTGAGACAAAATTTTAATCTGAGACATTGGTGCGGATTCAATTTCTATTGGGTCAAGTCTGACCACATTAATTAGTTTCCATTCTACTAATAAATTAACTACGGCGTTCCTTCTAGACCTATCATTGTCAGAAAAATCTGATACTTTACCATCAAGTTTAAAGAGTTCCTTAAAATGAACAATATAGTACTTACCTTGTTTATGCAATATATGGCAAGACTGAAACAATTTCTTATCTTTGCGAGATGCCACACCAATTCGTGTCAGTGTCTCGCGTACTTTCAAAAAGTCTTCTTGGTCGTTGAGAGAAACCTCAACCAGAGCATCTATCGAACTCATCTCACTTCTCCTATCCACCCTTGTCGAGCTTACTTTTAATAAAGTCTAAATCACTTTTTGACAATATTTTAAGAGCTTCCAAGGCACGTTTGTTATTGTATCCATAATATTCTTTTACATGATTTAAATCACTATGAATATCCTTCTTCGCCCAAGGTGAAAACCTTTTTCTGGGTCTTATAGTATTTATAAGATAATCGAATTGAAGTTTGTTATCTAACAAAGGATACTTATTCATCTCATTTGCATATAAGATGGTATCTTGATAGTTGGAGAAGTTCCTGTTCACCATGAATGCATTATATTCTTTTTGCCATTGTTCATCTACACTATCCATCAACTTGATTTTTGTACTGGATATCGCAGGCACATAGTCTTTAAATAAATCGTAACTCATTCTTCGTCATAGGTCAAAGTAATAACCACTCCATCGGCTGTCTTCTCCCCACTCTCATACAGATACTTTAAAACAGAACTCGCACCTTCTGCTTTACCAGTTATAAACCCATGATAGTATGCACCGGCAATAAGTAAACCGCCTCCGACATACAACCCCCACTCTTGGAACCACGCATTCATTTCCATTCGCATTCCACCATAAGTTCAGTCAAACACGCAACCATGTTGATTTCTTGGTCGGCGACAAAGGCAGATTTATACTGATATTCTGCAATAGTCACTACCGCTTGAGGGACAGACGATGGATTTGCGACTTCATACAGACTGTCGTAGACTTTTCTAAAGATAACCGTACTGTCATTATCTAAATTCTGAGTAACCCATTTCCGCATTTCATTGTAGTTTTTTAACTTGAGATTACTTACCAAGTCAGAAATTGAAACTTCTTCAATAGAGTTCAACATCCCCACATCAATTGTACCACCAATCGAATAACGCTGTAACTCATTCAGTACACGGCGCCAGTCGGGAAAGTGTTTTTTGATAAGGTCGGCTACGACTTTAGGTTCGTACTTGATATTTTCTTGTTCTAGAATATTGCGAACACGTTTAAAGAAATTCGCACCAAGTTGAGGTTTATCTTTATTCGATATGGTAAATGGAATTACTGCACATCGACTGTGTAGAGGTTCGATGATTCTGTTTTTAAAGTTACAAGTCAAGATGAACCTACAGTTCGCAGAAAACTCCTCTATAAACCCACGAAGGGCTGGTTGAGTAGATTGGGGATTAAGATAATCTGCCTCATCAAGTATCACCACCTTACCTCTACTGGAAAACGATACAGTAGAGGCATAGTGACGAATCTTGGTTCTGAGTGTATCGATGTTTCCATCTTCAGAACCGTTGATGAGTATGTGATCCATACCAAGTTCACTGCACAATGCCTTTGCGACAGTAGTCTTACCAACACCAGCACCGCCAGTTAAAAGTAAGTTTGGCAATTCACCAGTACGAACTATTTCGGAAAATGTATCCTTCAATCCTTGAGGCAAAATACATTCTTCAATTGACGATGGGCGATATTTTTCTACCA